TTAGGGGCGTTGTCCACGGACTAATGTGAGGTTCAACTATGGCTCGAATTCGCACGAAGAGGAATCTGCAGCTTTACATGGGTACATTGTGGGGTCAACCCCACGTGACTCAGGTGACGACCAAGGCAAGTTGGATAAAGGACCGTAATAACGGTTCACTTCGTCCAATAAACTCGCCTGTTCATCATCGCTATGCTAGATATTCTCCCGAGCGTCTCGATGTCACGCATCCTGACCACAGCAATGGCAAATTCGTCAGCGATGACGGAAATGCCCACGTTGTGCAAGTCCATGCCCCGAAAGCGATTGATAACGCTCTTGGGGAGGACATGCTTGCGCAAATGTGGAGCTCAATTGAGCAGCGCTATGCTAGCGTTGCTGAGCCACACTCGTTGCTGAATTTCGGTTTCGAACTACGCGACATTCCCAAAATGGTTAAGTACTGGAAACAGTCCTCATACCTTTCTTGGGAATTTGGAGTCGCGCCTTTTGTGCGAGACTTGCGCATCATTGTGGATAATATCCGCAATGCGCATGATCGCTATCAGGACCTAGTAGAACATGCCACGAAAGGTACACCCCGTAACTTGTCTGCCGCTGCGAAGCGGCCGGCGAGCTGGGATGCTACTCTATATGGCGTGCACTATTCTGGGTCTGGTTCTGTTACCGGGAGGGCCAGGGGTAGGGTCTACACTTATTTGCCAGGTCTCTCTGAGATTTCTCAGGAGGTCACGCCCGTATTGGACGCGCTTGGCTTGCATTTGGACTCTACAACTCTTTGGGACGCGATTCCGTTCTCATGGCTCGTTGATTGGTTTTTACCAATTGGCGACATTTTGAGCGAAATCCACGACCGGCGTTTTATCCGCCCTGAATTGTCTATCCAAGGATCGTTATCTTATAAGATGACGCTCACTGGAGAAGCAATGTGGGTGGGTTCAACTAAGTTCATAGATCCCTTACCTCCGTATAAGGTCGGAAGCTTTGTGTTTACCGATTATTTACGTGATGGCCTGGATATTGGGCAGATGGCTGGCGCTAAGCGCCACCATTCTCCGTTCAAAATTCCAGGGTTTGATCCTAAGAGGTCTGCTATTTTAAGCGACCTTGGCTTCAATGCGACACGTGACGCGGCTCGGACATCCGATGCCCGGCGCGTGAAGTATCGCAGTTACAAACTGTATTGAAGTTTTAGTCCAACTGTTAGTTGAAAACTCTTTCGGATATTGACCATGATTCCTGATCCTTTAGAAGCAAAGTACCTCTCCCGCGCGGTTATTTCCGCGCCTGGGTCTTACGTTTCACCCGTCGATTTCCATCGTACCCGTACTGGGTCGTGGATCGCGGCTGACTCGGACCTGGACGAGCCCAGCTATCTGTCTTTCGACAGTACGCTGAACCCGGATGGGACATCGACATTCCTTATCAAATATGAGGAATTGACGAATGTTGAAGGTAGCCTTGACGCTCGTGCGTCAGCGCATATGGTCATTAAATGGCCACACTCTGCTAAAACCGAGGATGAGATGAAATACGTTGTAGAACGCCTTATCGGCATTATCTGCAACGGTGACACCTTGTCCCGGGTACTTCGAGGAGAGTAGGTATTTAACCTACTTCTTGGCAAGAATCCCTATAGTGATATCAGTCATGTTGAACCCACCAGCTCTTTTGGAGATGATGGATGAAACCTGAACTGAAAATCCAGGCTACCCTCTTGCTTCAACTGAAAAACTACATCGTTTGGATTCGTGACAATATTGCACAATTTATGCAGTATTGCGCCCTTTTACGGGACATGAATTTCAACGACGATGTTGTTCAGCTACGCAAGTTGGTCGCCCAACTAGGAGTTGATCTCGAGATCAGTCCGGCTGATCAGAAAACTTTGTTGCACCGGTCGCTATATGAAGGGTTGTCTTTTATGACAAAGACAATGCCGACATTGGCGAAGGCCCTAGACCAGGGTCTTTCTACTGGTGTCTTCAAACTACCTACCAATTTCAAATCGAAATGGCGCGATAGTGAGATCCCCGCATTTTGCGGTTCACTCTTTTTAAGAGTTTTCGATCGTCGCGGTAATATTCGAATTAACGCGAGTACCGATGCTGTTAAGCGCCTTCGCCAGTTCTTATACTTTGCTTATAAAGCCAAGTACGAGTATTCTGACAAGGACGTAGATGCAGTGTTGTCGACTTTCGTTAGCACAGAGAGGTCTGTGAAGTCCATAGAATATGATCCTAATGATCCTATTCTTAAAATGGCCAACATGGTTGTAACTCAGGTATTAGGTCAATACGACCGACGTACCCTACAGTTCAAACATGGCCCTGGAATTACAGCTAATGTTCGCATTCAGGAAAAATACGAGCATCGACTGACTCCTGGCCTGCCGATTTATAGGCAGTTTGCCGATTACTTCTGGTTTAACCCAGAAGATGGCATCACAAGGCTTGAGCGGTATCCTGTTTACAATACTTCCTCCTATTTCCAGAGGAATGTTGGAGCCAAGGTTATCCTTGTCCCCAAAGATTCACGCGGACCACGATTAATTTCGTGTGAACCGTGCGAAAATCAGTATATACAACAGGGTTTGATGAAGTTCATGGTCGAAACCATGGAGAGTTCCTCGATTACAGGCGGGCAGGTGAATTTCACCGACCAGTCTATTAATCAAAGGTTAGCAAAAGAAGGGTCTATTGACCAGTCTTGGGCTACTCTCGATTTGAAGGAAGCGAGTGATCGCAATCCTCTCAAATTAACTGAGCACCTTTTCGGAGGTGTTCCCACGCTCTTGTCCGATCTCTTGCACTCTCGCTCTGGAACCACTACTTTGCCTGACGGCACTGTGGTGGAACTTTCCAAGTTTGCCCCCATGGGCAGCGCGTGCTGCTTTCCAGTAATGGCCTTATCGATTTATGCACTACTTTTTAGTGCGTTTATAGGTTTAGGCCAAAGCTATGAGCAAGCACGCAGCTCCATCTATGTTTACGGTGATGACATAATCGTTCCTAATGATTATGCTGAGTACGCCATGGACGTTTTAGAACGCTATGGTTTTCTCGTCAACCGCAACAAGTCTTTTCATGATTCCCGTTTTTTGGAGTCATGCGGAGCTGATGCATTTGATGGAGTTTTGGTAACTCCAGTGCGCCTTCGGGTGCCAGTGCGCGGTTCTTTGAACCGCAGGGGTCATCCGACCGAACTCGTTTCGCTTGTATCTACTATGAACCAACTTAGGTCCATTGGATGCATGCGAGCTGCTGACCATATACTTCGCTTTGTAGAGCGGAGGATGGGCGTGTTGCCTTACGGCACCGTCAATTCTCCTTATATCTGCAAAATCGTCGATGATGGTGAAACGGCAGTCCGGTTTAATTTAGCGGACGATCGGTTGCGATGGTCAAGGGAGGATGATTTGAATCTCCACCCACTCGGTAGGTCCTTACGTGCTTGGCGTTTAACGCCGTCTCCTGAACGTTTTCAGGAGAGTCCGTACGGACGCTTTTCGCGCACCCATAAGCTTTTAGGTAAGGAGATGAAACTCCCTATCTATGGGCATATGGATGTGCCGAGATCCACGCGTCTTCACATGGCGCGAAATACGCATTATGATATGCACGGAATTCCGAGCATATTATGATGGTAAGTAAAACAGCATAAGCTATGTTACTTGGAGAGGAC